TCAGGCTCCGAAGGGGGCTTGCGCGTCGATCGCGCGCTGGATTTCGTTGGAGTTGGCCGGCTTGCGGGAGCGGCGTTCCTGCGCGGCGAACTGCCGGGCGTACTTGCGCTCTTCGTGCTGGGCGGCGGCCCAAGCGGGCGGGCCGACGAGTTGCACCGTGTCCGTGTAGGCGGGCCACTCGTCGGCCGCGCTGCACTCGGCGAACAGGTCGATGGCGTGCCGCACGTCCTCGTCCGCCATGGACAGCAGGCCGGGCGTCGGTTCGAAGATGGAGACGCAGTGCGGGGGCTTGGTGGCCTGCACCACCCACAGCCAGCGGGCCCGCTGCCCGGTCAGCAGCTCATGGCCGGTCAGGTAGAGCCGGGCCTGCAGGTGATGGCCCACGTCCCAGATGCGCCGCTCGAAGGCGGACGGCTTGGCGCTCTCGCTGGTCTTGTAGTCCACGATCAGCCGGTCGCCGTCTTGCACCCAATCGAGTCGGTTCTTGATCAGCACGCCGGTCTTGGGGTCCTTCCAGAGGTGGGTTCGCTCCGCCGTGCCGCCGCGCATCATGCCGGGCGGCAGTTCCGCCTCCAGCACCGCGCGCATCGCCTCGATCTTCGGCAGGTGCTTCTCCAGCAGCGGCGTCTTGCCGGCGGCCTTGGCTTCGGCGCGGGCCTCTTTGGCGGCCTTGGTGCGGTAGGCGTCGGCCTCGATGATGACCAAGCGCTCTTCCCGCAGGTGCGGCTCCAGCCAGACCAGATGGGCGACGGTGCCGACATCGAACTTGGTGTCGTCGGTCTCCTCCGCCTCCGGGTTCATGTGCTCGTGCCAGAAGACGGCGGGGCACTCGTTGACCAGGGTCTTGATACCGCTGGCGCTCAGCGCCGGAAGGCGGTGGTAGGCTTCCGCGGGGATTCCGCCGTAGATGCCCGGCTCAAGCTTCGAAAAATCAGGCATTGCTTCCTACCTCTTTGGAATATAGGGTTCGCTCAACCAATGGGGGCGGTGATGGCGGTGACCGCGCTATATCTGGAAGTGGTCCGGGCTCTTGATGCCCGGCGGCGGGCTCTTGGCTGGTCGATGGCAGAACTGGACGACCGGGCCGGGACGAACGACGGCTATTTCGCGAAAGTCCTGCATGCCGACACGCCTTCCGGTCGTCAGGCTGGGTGGGAAATCCTCGACCTGTTCGCCCAGGCTCTGTTCCCAGCCGGAACTCGTGTTGCGATTGCGCCCGCCTTCCGCGGCCTGAAGCTGCCCGCGCCGGCCAACGAGAACGGTCCCGCCGAACAGCTTCCCCTCGACCTGGACATCGCCGGCCCGTACTGCTCCCTGCGGAGCTGGTACCGCCGGCGCCGGCCACCGCGGGTCTACCGGGTCGGGGGAGGGCGCCGCCGGGCGTAGCATCAGGACTTGACCGTCGGGCGCCGGTTGATGAGGTCGGTCATCGCTTCCATCACGCCACCTTTCCGGCGGCCTGCGCCGCGTCGTTGGCCGCGGGCGGGAGGGCGAGGGCAGGGGCCGTCTGCTGGGCCGCCTGCTGCCGGAGCCAGAACCCAAGTTGCCCGCGGCACCGGCTGTGCTTATGGCGCTGGTGGGCCAACTCCTTCCGGGCGGCAACCGCTGACCAGTCGCAGCCGTCGAACCGGACGGCCGGGGATTCCGGGTGGTTGCGCAGCCACCGCAGCACGCCGCACAGGTTCTGCGCGGTGGACCGGTGCCGCTCCGCCCGCTCGCGCCACTTGGCGACCATCTCCGCCGGGCTGAACGGCGACTGGTAGGCGGCGGACCGCTCCAGCGCCTTCGCCCGGCCGGAGGTGTGGGCGTGGTCGTCCATCAGCTCCAGCTCGTCCACGGTCATGGGGGAGTGCAGCACCGCGCCCTGGATCAGGTGGGCGTGGGCCGCCTCGATGGTGCCGACGACCCGGCCAGCGACGCGGATCGTCAGGGAGGCGCTATGCAGAACCGGCGCGAGTTCGGGCACCATGGCGGGCCTCAGAACGGCAGGGGATCGGAGGCGCCAACGTTGGCGGCGGAGAGCGTCTTGACGATCTGGCCGGTCGAGGCGACCAACACGACGCGCTTCTCGACCTTCAAGCCGGACTCGTTGTAGCCGCCGGTCTTGCGTTCGTAAGCGGTCAGGCGGTCCTTCGCCTCGTGCTCGCTCTCGAAGGCTTCCTCGACATCGATCATGTCCATGAACCGGCCGACGACGAAGAAGCGCTCCTCGGACTTCGGCGGTTCGGGGATCAGCACGTTCAGGGAGCCGGTGTAGCTCTCGCCCTTCTGGATCACGAGAAGGCGCCCTTCGGCATCCTTGAACGTGACGGTGGTGATCGCGCCGCCGACCTGGGTGAACTCGACGTTCACGCCGGACAGGGCGACCTCTTCGACTTCCTTGACGATCTTCAGCTTCATGGTGGTCTCGCTTCTGGAGAAGAGGGCCGGCGGGCGCGCCTGCACGCCCGCCGGCCAGTGGACCCGCCGTAACGACCTGCCAGGGCTGGACGGCGGGGAGAGGTTGGGGAAGACAACCCGCCCGCCGGGTGATCCGTGGGCGTGGGAAGAAATGTAAGCGGCGCTTACGCAAAGGCGCAACAGAAAAATGAAAGCGACGCTTACGTTGAAGGCCGGGCATTGCTTCTTTCATACTCGCCTCGGTGGCGCTCGACAGCCAGCGCTCATGCGGAGGTATGTATGCGCAGGGATGGTATGGCGACGGCGGGAGAAACCGGGACGAGCCGGCAGTCGGTGACGTGGCGGCGGGGGTTCTTCCGGGTCTGGGTTGTCTTGGCCGCGCTCTACGCTGTCGTCGTGGCCTTTATGCTGAGTGATGATGTTTTGCGCCCGTATAATAGGCAGGAAAGCTATCACGCGCCCTTCCGCGTCAAATATCCGCAATACGATGACGTTCCCATAGCTGAAGTCGAAGCGCGACTTATCCGTCGACTGTCAGAGAATACTGATACAGTGACTTTCGAGAGGGTGCGGACAGGCTTGTCGGAACTGAACAAAAGGTACGCGAAGTCTGGGGAGATCCAATCGTACCTTATGGGCGAGAAAGTAGATGTTGTCGCCTTCGAAGCGCTTGGGGACATCGACAGAAGCGAGGCGAGGCGGCGAGATGATATGGCGCGATGGTGGATATGGGTTTCAGCCGCCATCGTTCCGCCACTGATTGTCCTGGCCTTTGGCGCAGCAGTGACGTGGGCCATCGGGGGCTTCCGCCCGGGCCAACAATCAGGCCGCTGAGCCGTGGCTGAGGTGGGTGGTGGTAACGGCTTGATGGAATTTCCATTTTGGGGAATAGCATGAGCGATGAGTATCAACACATTTTCGGCGGTCCATGGACTGAAGAGAAGCTTGATTGCTTGGAAGCCTATCTTCGCGCCTACAACACAGCCTTGAGTAAGAGTTCTTTTAGAAGAGTATACATTGACGCATTTTCGGGTACTGGAGCGCGATACACTCGCGAAAGAGAGAACGAATTCAGCAACGTTATTCCGATTGCAGAGTTTATGAATATTTCTGATGAACAAGCAAAATTTTTTGAAGGGTCTGCGCTTAGGGCGATGAAAGTTCGCCCAGAGTTTCATAATGTTGCTCTGATAGAAAAGGATAAGATAAAGTATAGTAAACTTGTTGAGCTTCGGTGTCGTGTTTATGAAGAGCAAAATGATTTTTCCGTAAGTGCCGGTAAAATAAGTGTTTATAATGAGGATGCAAACAAAGCAATTGTGAGAATTTGCAAGAACGCTGACTGGAATGGAAGACGAACGGGGAGAAGGTCAAGGGCAGTGTTGTTTCTTGACCCATTTGGGTGCCAAGTGAATTGGGAAACCTTGGAGGCCGTTGCCGCTACAGGTGCTATCGACATGTGGTATCTATTTCCATCTGGGCTTGGCATCTATAGGATGATCACCCAAGAACGTGGTTCTATGCCTAAGGGGTGGGAGCAAAAGCTAGACAAGTGTCTCGGGCCTAATGACTGGCGGTCAGAATTTTACCGTGAGGAGACGTTTAACGACCTATTTGGCGGTAACAGCATTGAGCATCGAAAAGTCGCAACTATTGATTCTGTTGAGCGCTTCTTTGTTCAATGTTTGAAAAGCCTGTTTCCCTTTGTAGCAGACGCTTGCCTTCCGTTGAAAAATAGTGCAGGATATAAAATGTTCTCGCTATGTTTCGCGTCTGCTAATCAGGGCGTTGGCGGGAAAATCGCAGTCGACATTGCCTCGCACCTTCTAAAAAAGGGAGCAGGCTCTCGGGGGTAGAAGGCTTCATGGCCGACAGCAGTATCGAGTGGACTGACGCGACATGGAACCCGATCGCCGGATGTACCATCCTATCGCCGGGCTGTACCAACTGCTATGCCATGAGGATGGCCGCGCGTCTGGAGAAGATGGGGCAGGTCAAATACGAGGGGACCACGCGCCGATCCGGGCGCCGCGACGTCTGGACCGGTAAGATCGTCGTGGACGAGAACGCACTGTCAGCGCCGCTGGGTTGGCGGGGATCGCGTCGGGTGTTTGTGAACAGCATGTCAGACTTGTTTCATGAAGCTGTCCCGGAAGATGCCATTCGTCGGGTGTGGCAGGTTATGGCGCGCACGCGACGCCATACCTACCAGATCCTCACGAAGCGCCCCGAGCGTATGCAAGAGATGTCCGGTTCCTTGACACTCTTGCCGAATGTCTGGCTGGGGACCAGCGTCGAGAATGGCGACTATGTTCACCGTCTCGACCACCTTCGCCAAACTCGCGCCGCGGTCCGCTTTGTCTCCTTTGAGCCATTGATTGGCCGCGTGCCTGATCCGGACCTCCGGGGCATCCATTGGGCCATTGTTGGCGGCGAGTCCGGGCCCGGCGCCCGCCCAATGGACGAGGCTTGGGTGGAGGAAATCCACGACGCCTGCCGCGATCATGAAACCGCATTCTTCTTTAAGCAGTGGGGCGGCACCAACAAAAAGGCTGCTGGGCGTGAGCTGCATGGACGCACCTGGGACGAATATCCAAGAGCGCAGGCAATGCACGCTGCCGAGTAAAACAGGGCGCCTTCGGGCGCCCTTCGCGTTTTCCACCGGCGCCTCCCAAGCCATCACTCCGCCGCGATGGCCAACTCGCAGCTAGACCCTTCCGGCCTCGGCGTGGCCGCCCTGAAATACTCCATCACGTAGACCCGCACGACGCTGGAAAAGCTGTCGATGTACTGGGCATCCAGTTGACTGGCGAGGCGGGTGCACAGCTTGCTCACCGTCAGGCCTTCCCTCTGCGCGATCTCCACCAAGGCGTCCCAGAAGGCCGGCTCCAGGCGCATGCTGGTGCGCTTCCCGGCGACGCAGACGTTCTTGACCTTCTTCGAAGACATGGCTTCCCGCCGCGTGTCTGGTTGCACCTCTATGTGTGCACCTTCACGGAGCCGAAAAACATGTGATGAACTTCATACGAAATGCGTGGTCATGTCACAGGCCGCGAGATCACAGCGGAATTGCCGATAGTCCGCAGTCGCCTTGGCCGATCCGTCGCGCCTGCCCCTCGAAGGCTGCTCGCTCCTCCTCCTCGGGCTCCCTGACGACCAGGGCGTCCCGGCGCTCTGCGCACGGACTGCCGAGCAGCATGGCCGCGGCGACGGCCCGTGCCCGGCCGGCGTCGCGCGCTGAAACGACGGCGCGGCGGCGACTGTCTTCCACGACGAAAAGCTGGCGGGGCTGATGCTTGGCTTGCTCGGTCATGGAGAACTCCTAAGGCGTGTTCGCATTATGTTCGCGTTCACGGGGCGAGGAGTCAATGGGGGGTGGGGGCGGCGCAGCATCAGGCGGGGAATGGTTTTAGGCGATAAATCCTACATAAAGGACAAAATGCACGCAGCCGTATGGACGGGCCCGTGTTTCCGTGGCATCGTTTGTTATAAATTCGTTCTGGGGGAGGCTATGCGGAGCGGGGAGGATCGAGGGGAGAGGGCGTTATCCGGTGACGAGCGCCGCTTGGTGGCTGCCTTGCGGAAGCTGCCGCCGGAAGCAGTGGCACGGATCATCCGGGCTGCGATCCAGCGTCATCAAGAGAAATGCCAGCCCGGCGCGCTTCCCGGTGAATCTGCTCCCACAGCCACGCTTTGTCTTCCTCGGGGAGCTGACGATAGATGAGCACCAACCCCCATTCCTCATCCGTAATGCCCGGCGTCGCCTCGGCCATCGCGTGGTTGCGCGCGGAATAGGCCCGGAACACTGCTGCTTCTCCGCCTGGGAGTAGGTTCGCCAAGGCCTCAATTTCCATGCCGTACAACCGTGCGAGGCCAAGCAAATTCTTCGGCTCTGGCGTCGTCTCTCCGCTTTCCCACTGCCCAACCGCTGGCCGGGAAACCCCAAGATCGGCAGCCACCTTCGCCTGGGTCAGCTTCTTGGCTTTCCGTGCTTCTCGTAGGCTCTTGGGCAGGTCCATGGTCGCAGGCTTTCCCGCACGCGGCAAAGCTTGACTGTGAAAGCTACGCTTACGGAACTCAACGCAAGTGTCGCTTACGTTTCTTGCTTGCCAAGAATGGTAAGCGTCACTTACATTTGCGGAATGAAAGACCATGCTCTCTCTCAAGCGATAGCGGCAGTGGGTGGTCCGGCGGAGCTGGGGCGCCGACTTCAAATCAGCAGCCAAGCCATTTCGCAGTGGCGGAGGTGCCCGCCGGAACGGGTGATCCAGGTGGAGGAGGCGACAGGAGGGAAGGTCTCACGTTCTGCGCTGCGGCCTGACCTGTATCCGCCCGCGACACCCCGCCGCAAGCCGACCCCCGCCCACCCCAACCAGGGGGCGGCGTGATGAGGGCCCCCGGCTATTCGGGGACGCGGCGGATCACGTCTTCGAAGCCGCAATCCAGGCAGCGGAACCGCAAGTCGCGATGGCCTTTGATCTGGTCTGGAAGTCGGCCAGCGGGCTTTGACTCCGTCATCTGCCATGCAGGTCGTCCGCAATGGGGGCAAGACGGAAAGATCGGTTTCTCTTCCAACTCGGCCAGCCGCTTTTCGAGTTCTTCGATCCGATCCGGAGCTTGGACGATCCGCTTCCAGGCGGGCCAGTGATCCAGCAACGCCAGCAAGTCTTTGAGGCCCGGCCATGACACGCTCATTCGATGCTCCCGCCCCTCGCCCGGAAATCGCGCGATTTTGCCATGCCCAGCGGGGAATGACGAGGTTCCCGCCAAACGTGGAGAGCCTGACGGTTGAGCGCGCTGGAGGGTGGGTGTGGCTGGTCGCGCGACGCAACGACGCTGAGATGCGGTTCCCGCTCGCGCCTGAGGATGTCGAGCACCTTGTCACACTGCTGAAGGGCGAGGCCATCACGCCTCCGTCTGCTGACTGACCAGCACCAGCTTCGGGCGGGGCCGCTGGGCGGGCGGCTCCTTCACCCGCATGCGGATCACGCCGCCGGACATGCGCAGGGCCGGAAGGCCCCACACCCGGACACCACAAATTTCGGAGGCACCATGGGGAATAGGATCGCGGGTCATGCGCTTCCGGGCACCCGCCGCCGGGTCGGACTTCTCCAGTCCACCATGACGGCCATTCTGCCGGGCCGCGGGGCGCCGTTCGAGGGCGCGGGCGGGGAAGGGGATGACCATTCCGTTGGTGGCCATGCCACTTTCGGCACGCCCGCCGCTCTGGCCGTCCTGGGCCTGCCCTTGCTGGTGCTGATCGTGACGGCGCTCGTCGTCGTGTTCGGGGGTCGGTGACATGGTTGCCGCCTCTCAACTGTCGTTGCTCCGGGCTCACGTGCCGGATGAACGCCCGAAGCGAACAGCGCCAGAAGCGCCCGCCTTGTTCGACTTCGGTGAGCTGGATCGTGCATCCCGCAACGACGCGAAAGACAGTGCGCAGATTACGCATAGGTTGCGCGTCCTGAAGGGCGAGGAGCGCGTTTCGGCGGGCTCCACCTGGGCGAAGATCCTGCGCACCACCAAGGGCCGGGACGCCGCCAAGCGCATCGTCGCCGACTTCGAGGCCGCCGGTCAGCCGGTCAGCCTGCGCACTGTCCAGGGCTGGCTGAACGGCAGGCTGGCGGACGAGCCCTACATCCTGTTGGCCGACCAGCTCTATGGCCCGGGCATCGTCGCCGAGATTTACAAGCCCGACAGCGAGGCCGCCGCCGTGTCCCGCAAGCTGCGCCTCAAGCGCCTTGTCGATGGCGGCGCCCAATGACCGCCCGCCAGCCCATCCGGATCGTGCCCTTCGTTGAGCGTCACGCCGCCAAGCGCCTGAACGAGCGCTATGGGTTGGCCTTCACCGTCGAGCTGAAGACCGAGCTTTTCCGCCAGATCACCGCCGCCCGCGCGAACGACAACCGGCAGCCCAGCGCGTGCCGGATCGCTGCCGCCGGGGTGCGTGAACGCTGGCTCGTCAGCCTCGATCACCGCGTCCTGCATGTCGTTGTCGACCAGGGCGCCGCGGTGGTCGTCACCTTCCTCCCACTGCATGGGAAACGGCCATGACCCCGCGTACCGCTGAAATCCTCTCCGCTGCCCTGGCCAACGGCACCGCCGGCATCCTCCGGGGCGACACCCTCACTGTCCGCATGCCCACGGCCAACGCCGTGCAGATTGCGGCCAGCAACGCGAACGCGGCGCCCATGGCGTTCGTCTTCGCCGGACTCGCCGCCCAAGCGGCGAACACCAACACGCCGGCCAACCGCGCCGGCTGAACCCCTCACCAACTGGAGGCAGATCATGATTACCCAGCATCACCAGGACCGACTTGTCGCGCAGGGCCGCGACGAAATGATGACCGCCTTCTGCAAGGTTGCGCGGCCGAACGAGGCCCAGCAGCGGGAGGCCTCCGAGCGCTTCACCGCCCTCATGCAGGAGCTGGTGCCGCAGATCGTCGGCGTGGTCGCCGTGGGCGACTATCCCGCGTTCCCCGTCAAGCTGGAGAACATCGACGGCAAGGGCAAGATCGCGCTCAAGGCCGTGAACGTGGACGAGGCCGGCCCGGCGCTGATCACCCACATCGGCGCGTCCCTGACGCTGGTGCTGACCGACGCGGCGCAGTTCGACCGCAAGCGCCCGGCGGCCACCATCGACCCGGACCAGAAGGCGCTGCCGATGGAGCCGGTGGACGGTGGTGAGGATGACTCGACCGACGAAGAGATCGAGGCCCTGTCGGACGAGGAGCCGAGCTTCGATGACCAGGGTGTGACCGATGCGGAGGACGGGGAGGGCATTGACCTGCTGAACGCCGACGCGGACGGCCCCCTCTTCTCGGTGATCGATGTCGGCACGAAGAAGCTGGGCGACGGCAGCGAGGCGACCGTGCACGTCCTGCTGCACCGCGACCAGGAGGTGTTCGAGCCGATGGCGGCGCCCGCCTTCGTTCAGACCTGTGCCGATGCCCTGAACGATCTGGTCGGCAAGCTGGGCCGGGACCTGTCGCCGTTCGAGGTGCGCGACACGGTGATCGCCTCCATCCCGACGGACAACAGCATCGGCGTCGCGCTCAACGCGCCCTACACCACCGAGGCCATCCAGAACAGCGCAGCCCCGGCGGCCGAGGAGAAGACCCGCCGCGGGCGGCTGAGCGCCGTGGAGACGGTGCAGTTCTACCACCTGGGCTACGACGGCGGCGAGGCCGGCAAGTCGATCACCGAGGTCTGCGAGGGCCACACGGAAGGCGCCAAGAAACACATCCAGCGCGGGTGGGCCGACCAGAAGGACGGCAAGGTGCGGGCCTGGGAGCGTCCGGGCGCCACGCCGAAGCCGGCCAACGATGACAGCGCCACCGGCGCCGACAGCGAGGCCGCCTGATCATGGTGGCCGAACCCTTCGTCACGCTGCGCCTGGATGGTCCCGTTGTGGGGAAGGGGCGGCCAAAGTTCGCGCGTCTGCCGGGGGGCGGGGTGACTACCCGCACCCCGGAGAAGACCCGCCGGTATGAGTCCGAGGTCAAGAGCGAGGCGCAGCGGGCTATGTCCGGGCGCCCGCTCGTCCACGGGCCGGTCCGCGTCGACATCCGCGTGACGTGCCTTGCCCCCGATGGCTGGGCCGCCTGGAAGTCCTCCGCCGCGCTCCGGGGCGCCGTCCGCCCCACCACGAAGCCGGACCTGGACAACGTGCTGAAAGGCGTCCTCGACGCCCTGAATGGTGTGGTCTGGAAAGACGACGTGCAGGCCGTGTCCGTCTCGATCTCGAAATTCTACGACACGAAGCCGGGCCTGTCGGTCGAGATCTACGAACTCGACGCGCTGCCCAGCCAAGTCAGCAGGAAGCCCGCAGCATGAGCAACACCACACCCATGCGCGACCAGATCCGCAAACGCGCCCGCCCGCATGCCGGCGGCTGGGCCTGGGACCATGGCAACATCCGCGCTTGGTCGAAGGAGCACCCGGCGCACCCGCCCGCGGCCAACAACAACGCGCCGTCCTGGCGGGCGGAGTGGGCCGAGGTGGTGCGGAGGGCCGCAGGATGACCACGCTCCGCAGACCGCTTAACTACTACGGTAGCAAGGAGAAAATGTGCCCGGAGATCCACGCGCTGATCCCGGAAGGGCCGAACACCTGGGTGGATCTGTTCTGCGGCTCCGCTGTCGTGACACTGAAGAAGCCTCGCCACCAACGGGAGGTGATCAACGACCTCAACGGAGATGTCATCAACCTGTTCACTGTGCTGGGCAGCGCCAGCGTTGCTGACCTGTACCGTCGGATCGAGCTGACGCCCTACGCCGAGGAGTTGCTGCAACAGGTCTATGCAATGCCCCCCACCGACGATGCTGTCGAGCGCGCATGGCGCTTTCTGGTGTGCAGTTGGTTCGGTCGCGGTGGCGACGCCCACAAGACTGGTTTCCGCTGGTCGAAAACCCAGACCACCGCACCGGAACTGACGTGGGCTCGTCTGCCCGACCGCCTCATCCCGGTGGCGGAACGGCTGCGCGGCGTCTGCATCCGGTCCGCCGACGCCCTGAAGATCGTCGGCGATTACGACCACCCCGAGTGCATCCTGTTCGTAGACCCGCCTTATCCGGGGCCGGTTGGGCGCCGCTACGCGGTTCGGATGGATGATGCCGGACACCGCGCCCTGGCTGACCGGCTGGTTGCCACCAAGGCCAAGGTGATCCTCACCATGAACCCTGAAACCGTCTATGGCGAGGTCCTCGCCGACTGGCACGAGACACCCGTCCTTGTGCAAGGCGGCGGCAACGCCTTCAAGCGCGAAGTGATCCTGACGAATTACCCGCCACCCCGGCAGCAGTTCGAAATGCTGCCCCATGGAGTAGCTGCGGAATGAACAACGTCACCCATCTGCCGGTCTCCAACCCCCGCCGGCGCGTCGCCCCGCAGGATGCTCTGAAGCGGCTGGAAGGGGCTGCGCGCGACCTTCAGGAAATTGCCCAGGAGCACGATTGGGACCGTGACGGGATCCGCGAGGTTGCCGCGCGAATCCTCCGGACCGTCGAGGATATGCGCGCTGCGGAAATGGGGGCATCGTGAGCGGCTTCTACCTGATGCACCGCGGGTGGCTCGACCATCCGGCCTTCGGTGGCGCCCGTGAGCCTTACTGCCGGCGCGCGGCCTGGGCGTGGCTGGTCGAGAACGCGAAGTGGCGGGACGAGGTGGAGATGATCTGCGGCAAGCGGATCACCCTGCGCCGGGGGCAACTGAGCTTTGCCCTTCGGTTTCTCGCCTCCGCCTGGGGTTGGGACGTTCCGAAGGTGCGTCGGTTCATTGCGCGATTGCACGAAGAGCGCATGGTCGAGATTTCGACCGACACTGTCCAGAACGTCATAACCATCTGTAATTACGATGAATATCAGCTTCAGGAAAACGCGACCGACACTCGACCGACACTCGACCGACACTCCACGCGGAGTGTCACCGACACAAACTTGAATGAAGAGAATAAAGGAATAAAGGAAGAGTCTGTACGCGCCCTGCCGGGCGACGCGCTGCCCGATCTTGCCGAGCAAGGGGTGATCACGCCCCCGGCCAACGACAATCCGCCCGAGCCCGCCAAGCAGACCAAGCGGGGCACGCGCGTTCCCGACGGCGATTTGCCGGACGATTGGGCGCAGGCGGCGAACCACACCCGCGAAAAACACCAGCTGCCGCTGCTGACCAAGCGCGTTCTGGGCCTGCGCTGGGAGAACTTCCGGAACTACTGGGGCGGGCTGGCTGGCTCGAAGGGCCTGAAGGCCGATTGGCGCAAGACGTGGCTGAACGACTGCATCAGCCCGGTGACCGAGCGGAAATTCCCCGCTGGCCAGCCACCGCCGAGCAACGCCAACGCGCCGCCCCAGGCCAAGCGGCAAGCCTCCTCCCTTTCCGAAATCCCGCTGTTCTTCGACACCCCCACCGAGGTCTGACCCATGGACACCGCTTTCGCCGAGCTGCGGAACACCCCGGCGATTTCCCGCATGCTCGACCGCCACGCCAACCCCGAGGTCGAACAGGCGCTGCTGGGTGCCCTGCTGACGCAGCCCGCCGCCTTTGGCCGCACCGTCGGGCGGGTGACCGCCGAGGACTTCGCCGACCCGGTGCACGGCGCGATCTACGGCGCCGTGTCCGAGCGCGTGTCGCAGGGCAGGGCGGTGGATCACCGGCTGCTGGGTGACGTGGCGACGGCCTGTGACGACGTGCTCCAGGAGGTCGGAGGGGGCCGGGCCTACCTCGCCGGGCTGGCCGGGGCCGCGGGGCTGCCCTCCGCGGTGATCGACTATGCCGACACGATTCGTCAGCTTGCCACCCGCCGCCGGCTGATCGACATCGGCCTGCGCGCCGTCGTGATGGCGGACGAGGCCCATCGCATCGAGGACGCCGTTTCCGTCGTGATCGGGGAGGCCGAAGGGCTGGTCGACGGGGGAGGGGCCCGGACCCGTTCCGAGGTGCTAGCCGCCATGGTCGCGGGCATGGAGAAGCCGGGCAGGGTGTTCCCCACCGGCTATCCGTCGATCGACCGGGCTTGGGGTGGCGGCCTCTACGCCGGGCGCATGTACTGCATCGCTGGCAAGGGCAAGGCCGGCAAGTCCGCCCTGGCCGGTGGAATCAGCTACGCCCTGAACCGGGCCGGTGTCCGGCATGCCTACCTCGCGTTGGAGATGGGCGCGCTGGAGATCGAACAGCGGCAGGTGGCGCGCGAGCTGGGCACCCACAGTATGGCGCTGATCGGGCACGTGCACGCCACCATCCTCGCTCGCGCCGGCCAGTATGCCGCCACCGCGGCGGCGGAGCGGCTGGACAACGTGGTCTATGTCGACATGCCCGGCGGCACGATGGACCGGCTGCGCACCGAGATCCTCGCCGCGAAGTACCGGCACCGCTGCGCCGGGGTGATCGTGGATTACTGGCAGCTGGTCACCGGGCGCCCGCCGGGCACGTCGGAGGAGGAGCATCTGCGACGCGTGGCCGAATGGCTGGCCGCCACAGTGAAGCGTCTGGGGATCTGGGTGCTGATCCTGGCGCAGCTCACCGACGACGGCGAGGCGACCGCGGTCAGCCGCACCGGCATGAACCGCAACGCCGACCAGCTCTATTTCCTGCGGGACTGCGACATCGACGGCGCCCGCTGGCTGGAGGGGAAGGCCAGCCGCTACACGCCCACCACGGACATCGGGGCGCAGGGCGAGCCGGCGCTGAAGCTGGTCTATCCGGGTCCGCACTTCGAGGATTGGGCCGCCCGCGGGAATGAGGATACGCGGCGGGCGCAGTACGAACTGGCTGAAGGCGAATGATGAGCTTCGGTGCTGTATGCGGCGGCATTACGCTCGCATCCGTCTGACCTTGCGCACGTGAGATTGCCGGTCTATGTCCTTCCGTACCTAACGTGGAGTGGTGGGGCTTGTCGTGAAATCCTTGTTTAAGGAATTTTACCCGCTTACCGAGGATGAATACGAAGCGCTCTGGCGCGACGGCATCATCGTGCTCGATACCAACGTCCTGCTCCGTCTGTTTCGGTATAAGGAACAGACTGCTAATGATCTACTTACTACGTTGGATAAGCTCAAGAACCAGCTCTGGATCCCTAACCAAGTGGCATGGGAATTTCATCGGCGGCGTCTGACAAAAATTGATGAAGGGCGAAAGGCATACAAAGACGTCATTGAAGTATTGAAGAAGTCATCGGAGTCAATCGGGTTGTCGATTGAGACATTTAAGGGGCTTGGCCTCCATCCAGTTGTTGACTTGGAAAGGCCTGTCTCCACAATGCGAGAGCAATTGTCGAAGCTGATTAGTGAGGTTGAGGAGCAATATGCCGCTAACCCTCCGCATGCTCATTATGGCCGGTTGCTAGACAGGATAACGGATCTTTATGAGGGGAAGGTTGGGGAAGGCTTTTCTGACCAAGAACTAGAGAGTTTGTATAAAGAAGGTAATCTAAGATATGAAGATGAGGTTCCTCCTGGATTTATGGACAAAAAGGAGAAGAAAGACCGGCCGCCGCGCGAGCTTTACGGAGATATGCTAATCTGGAAGGAGACGCTGAGACATGCTCGTCAACTCGGAAAAGGGGTTATCCTTGTAACGGAGGATCAGAAGCGGGACTGGTGGGAACGGACTACGGACGGGCGCACAATTGGCCCTCTCCCGGCACTGCGAAAAGAGTTCTCCTCCGAGGTTGGACATCTCTTCCATCTGTATCGTGTTGATCAATTTGCTGATTGGGCTGCAAAGCGGCTAAACGTAAAAATTAAACCAGAGAGTGCTAAAGAAATTAGAGAAGAAGCAAAAACCGCTCAGGGAAATCAGGAATCTATTGAGAAATGGATTATGAGGTGGGATAGGAATACAACAGAAGATATTCTTAAGCGTTCTCGTATATTTTCTTTATCTGAATTAACAAGAGGCGGGGTAGGTGAGGGGGGTAGTGCTGCGCCAAATCAAGGTGAAAGAGTCGATGAGATCCGTAGCGCTGCTGGGCTTAGCCAAATTTCAGCGCGTGAAGTGGAATTATTGGAGCTAAAATCAGAGCTGGAAAGGTTGGACGAACTCCTTCTGAAAATCAGTATGGAGATGAAAATATTGAGCAAGCAAAAGGAGGCTGAAGATGAACATTATTTGCGCAATCTTCAGGATCAATACCGCATCGGGTATGTTCGCAGGAGAAAATTGAAAACACTGATTCGGAGCATCATCGATAGCGTGGATGAAGTGGGGAAAGGTGGCAGTGATGGAGACTTTTTGTAAACTGTTATCAGGATTTTCTGTATTTTTTGCAGAGATGGTCTGCGCGCATCAACGCTCCGTGAGCGTTGTGTTTATTAGAGCTTCTGAGCTAGCCGCAGGAGCTGCTTGCGCCGTTCGGGCAGCAGCCAGCCCCACGCGGCCAGGTTGGTATGGGCTCACTTCCAAGGCCAGAGTGGGCTGCCGTAATGCTCGTTACGATGGCAGTTCGGGCACAGCGCTACTGCGTTCGCCACGGTATCTTCTCCTCCTGCTGCAAGAGGGACTTTGTGATGGACCTCCAGAAACGGGGTGCCATCAGAACTACGAAAGAATGGAGCGGGACTTTTGCATCCTTCACAAACCCCTGCAGCACGGTCGAGGACCTCAGCGACCACATCAGGATTTCTTACAAAAGCCGTCGTGACGACGGTAACAGAAGAGGGGATCCGTTGAGCAGTAGCAAGACGCCGTTGCCGATCGGAGCTAGAACCAGCCTGGGCGCGACTCACCGCCAGCTTGTGGTTCTTCTGTAGTTCATGGGCGTCCACAGGGGCATCAGCTTCAGGAACGCGAATCGCTAGCTCAAACCATTTCGAGCCATCTTGTTCTGTGTGGACACCCATATTCTTGAATATGCCGGCAAGACGGAACTTTTCACCAGTAGTCTGTCTTACAAAGGCATAGACCGGAACCTGCGGGTTCTGAATAATAGCTGCATTAACTTTGAAATCTTCTTTGAAGACGTCGCTTATGCTTTTTAGGTAATACTTTAACGAAACGCCCTCCTCAATCCACTGGTTTTGGTACTTTCCACCGCTAAGGGTTGCTTTGATGAATACAGCTTTGTAAGCGCCATCAGAGCCAATGGGTAGAATGCCGCCGCTGCGATTATCGTAAACCTCTGCAAAAATGACCAATTGACTTGATGTATAATCAAACCCAATAACGAAATCATCGAGCCGCGTGCGATCATTTTTCCATGTGCCGAATCGCTCAAGCAGGTTGGCGCGAATATCCTCAAATGTATTTAGTCCTGCGGCTCTCAAACCATTAAATACGGGGCTGTTTGGTGTTCCCTGAAATCGATCCATGTAATTTAATAGGTCACCAACTCTCGAGAACTGACGCAGCCACATGGCTGAGTTCCTAATGGTGCTCTTCACCTCATCCGGTAGGGTTGGGTGCCTTAAAGCCGGCGCAAACACTTGCTCTTCAATATAATCGCGGACTTGATCTATAACTGCAGGCATCGGCAAGGTTCCAGCGGATTGGGCGAGTGATCGATCGATATGCCTCACAAATGAGGTAAGCCCATGCTGGCATGCATCTTAGGGAATGGCGAGACGCAAAGTGTCTCATTTCGACATGTGGGGCTTCTCCGCGTCCGCCTGGCATCGCTGTAGCTTGACCACGGGTGGTTTCGATGGCTGTGGACGTGGCATCAACAACACGCGCCGCTTCTCGGGCATCAGTTCGAACGCCAGGAGGAGGGCGGTGGACTGCGGGTCGACTTCGCGGTTCAGCCGCTCCCAATCCGCCACCGTCACCCGGTGACGACGCACCAAGCCGGCAACCTGTTCTTGGGTGAGGCCGAGCCGCTTCCGGCGCCGTGCGAACTCCTCTCCGCTGATCGTCTCGAAGGCCACCTGATCGTCCGTCCTGTTGTAGCCCCTGAGGCTACAGGCCATTTGTAGCCGCAACCCAACGCACCCGGCGAGCGGCTACAATCGCATCCTCCGAACCCATTGGAAATGCTAGGCAAAACGCAAGTCTCTTGACAGGCCTTCCGAAACGTGAGCAAGCCTCGCGCGCGTTCCTCCCCAATAAACGCCTGCGGTGCGTTACGAACCCCGCCGGCCCGCCGCTATCCTCCGCGGCATGACCGACGCCACGCCCCAGCCCGATCGCATTAACCTCCCGGACCACGCCGCCCCAAAGCGGCCGCGTGTCTGGACCCCTGAACGCCGCGCTAAAGCGTGGGAACGCCTCCTCCAGCACATCGCCGACGGCGGTTCCCTCGACGCCTTCTGCGCCCTCACCGACACGCCCAGCAAGCCGACCGTGTTCGAGTGGATCAGGAGTGATCCTCAACTCGCTAACGATTACGCGCGCGCACGCGAAGTCCAGGGCGACAGTTACGCGGACAAGGTGGCCGACGCCGCGCAGCAGGTGCTGGCCGGCAAGCTGGATGCGCAGGCCGGGCGAACGGCCATCGACGCACTGAAGTGGCTGGCGGCCAAGCGCAAGCCCAAGGTCTACGGGGATCGGATCGATGCCAACGTGAACCTGAACGGCAACGTCCAGGTCGGTTGGGTCATCGACCTTAGCCCGTCAGGCCCGGTGATCGAAGGGGAGGGCGCCACGGTCATCGAGGGCCGTACGCCAGCCGATGAATAGGGCAATTTCCATAATTGAGGTTATGGATGCATATCGTACGCGCCGAAGCGGGCTTCACAGGCCCCGCGCGTACGCTCCCCTCCCCTCTCCCCTCTCGGCCAAAGTCGCGCAGGGGGTGACGCGAAGAGGGGGTGAAAGGCACCAGCACAGGTTGATCGTGACCCCGCACAGCCCCAGCCGGCCCGGCGGCCCGACCCCCACCCCCGGGGCCACGCGGCGGGCAGGCGCGGGCGGGGGGAGGGGCAAAACCCGCGCGCCCTTCGTCCTGCGGGCCACCCCCTCACGATTTTGCCCAACCCCATGAACCCGCAACATTCTTTCCGATGGTGAGGCGATGAGCACGAGCGCGCAGCAGGCGATCAAGGGCGGGGCGAGCGTCTACAAGCCAGACGGCGAGACGCTTCGCCAGTTCCTGCTGAACCGGACGGCGCTGCTGCTGTGCATCCAGGGGCCGGAGGGGTCGGGAAAATCGACGGCTTCGGCCATGAAACTGTGGATGTCGGCGATCATGCAGGCGCCGCAGAAGGACGGCATCCGGCGGACGCGCATGCTGGTGGTGCGCAACACCTTCAACGACCTGAAATTGACGACGGTCCAGACCTGGAAACGGCTATTTCCGCCCGAAACCTACGGCCAGTTCCTGGAAACGGCGCCGTTCTGCCACAAGATCCGGGCGGGCGACGTGGAATGCGACGTGTGGTTCGTCGCGCTGGACGACGAAGGCGCCCTGCACAAGGTGCTGTCGCTGGAATTCACCTCGATCTGGGTGAACGAGGCCCGCGAACTGCCCCGGCGCGTCATTGGTGGCCTGTGGCGCCGCCGCGGGCGGTTCCCCGCGGTGATGGACGGCGGCCCGAGCTACCCGATCATGATCCTGGACACCAACGCGCCGGCGGATGACCACTGGATTCCCATCATGCGCGGCGACGTGCCGATCCCCACCAAGCTGTCGGACGACGAAAAGCGGGAATTGGTGAAGCCGGAGGGCTGGGAATTCTGGAACCAGCCGGGCGGGCTGGTCGAAATCACCGACGACGCGGGAAACCACGTCCGGTTCGAGCCCAACCCGGTGGCGGAGAACACGGCGTGGCTGCCCGGCGGGAAGAACTTCTACCTGGAGGCCGCCCGCGGCCAGACCATCCACGATGTGCGGATCGCGCTCTGCAACAAGCTGGGCCGATCGCGCACCGGAAAGCCGGTTTTCCCCATGTTCCGGCCCGATCTGCACATCGCCAAGCAGCCGCTGCAACCGGTCGAAGGGCACCCGATCCTGGTCGGCGTGGATTTCGGCCTGACGCCCGCCGCGGTGTTCGGACAGCACGTCATGGGCCGGTGGCTGCTCCTGCACGAGCTGGTGGCGGAGGATGACGCCGGCATGGGCGCGGTGACCTTCGCCCCGCTGCTGAAAGCGGAGCTGGCCAGCCGCTTCCCCGGCTTCAAATTCAGCCTGTTCGGCGATCCTGCTGGTGACCAGCGGGCGCAGAGCGACGAGCGGTCGCCGTTCATGATCTTCCGCGCCTGTGGCCTGCCGATCCAGCCGGCGCCGACGAACGACACCACGGTGCGGAAGGAGGCGGTGGAGGCGGAGTTGAACCGCCTGGTCAACGGCTATCCGGCCTTCCTGATTTCGCCGACGTGCCCCCGCTACGCCGCCTCGATGGAATGGGGATACCGGTACCGGAAAATGAAGCTGGCGGGCGCCGACCGCTACACCGACCAGCCGGTGAAGGACGAGCACAGCCACGTGAACGACGCCGGCCAGTACCTGCTGATCGGAGGCGGCGCGGGCCGGGCGCTGCTGACAGGCTCCGCCGAACCAAAGAAGCCGACCAACACCCGCACCGCCTACCGCCCCTTCGCCAAGCCGACCGGGAAGCCGCGACGATGGTGAGGGAATGGCTCGTCTTCTTCGCCGATGGCGAGCGGTTCGCGTGGTGGGACCTGTTCACACGGCCCGGCTTTCGGCACGTGCTGGCCGCCGGCTATGACGCCGAGGCGGAGCGGTGGGTGATCTTCGATCCCCGGGCGACCGGCACGACGATCCTGCTGCTCGACCAGGGCGAGGCCGGCGCCAAGCTGGCCGAACTGATCGAGGCGTCCGCCGGGCGCGTTCTGCGCTTCGCCCCGCGGGCGTGCCGCCTGTTTCAGCCCGTCACCGGAGGGTGCGTCGGCGCGGTGTCGGCGCTGTTGGGCGTCCGGGGTGCGTTGTCCCCGCCCGGCTTGCACCGGCAGCTTCTGCGAATGGGCGCCACAGCCGCATTCGAGGACTCGCCACGCCATGGGATTCATGAAGCCGAAAGCCCCCGCTCCCGCGCCCGTTCCTGATCCGCCCGCCGCGCCGCCACCCACGCCCGCCCCCACCATCGATCCGGAGGTCGAGGCCCGCCGTCAGCGCGAGCTTGAAGAGGCCAAAACCGCCGCGCAGGCGGCTCAGAAGGCGGCGGACGAGTTGGCCGCCCGCGAGAAGGAGCGCTCCGACGCTCTGGCCGCGCGGGAGAAGGAACGGGCCGACGCCCTGGCCGCTCGCGAAAAGCAGGGCGTTCTGGCAGAAGAAACCCGCCGCCGACGTGCCCGCGGCGATGGAGCGCGCGGCCTGCTGGGGAACATCGGCACCGCCGGCAGCACCGTGGGAGCCGGTTGATGGGCAACACCACCCTGCCGTCCGCCCCGCGCGACCTGACGCGCCGGATCGCGCGCGCTGACCAGGACAAGCAGCGCCGCCGCGGGCGTCTGGACGACTGCTACCGCCTCGCCATGCCCTGGCGCCACCTGACCGACCGGCACCAGGACGACCCGGCTGCACAGGACGACGTGTTCGACGGCACGGCGGTTGTCTCGGTGAAGGATTTCGCGGGCGACCTGCTGTCCACCTTCACCCCGCCGTCGGCAACCTGGATGCGGCTGGAGCCCGACCAGGGCTTGGGCGATGCGGCCTTGCGCGAGCTGGAAGGTCCGCTGGAGGAAATCGAGGCGACCGTCATGGAGGCCATGGCCGCGTCCAACCTTTATGAAGCGCTCCAGGTCGGGTATGCCGACCTCGCCGTCGGCACCATGGCGCTGCTGGTGCAGGACATCGACCCGACGGAGCCGATCCACGTCGAGGCCATCAGCGTGTCCGACCTGTTGGTCGACCGCGGCCCCTATGGGCGTGTCGACGGCCGGTGGCGAAAGTTCAAGCTGCGCGCGGACGAGGTGCCGATCCTCTGGCCCGACGCCAAGACGTTCAGCCTGCCCAAGACCGGCGATGCCGAAGTCGACGTGACCGACGGCCTGTACCGCGACCTGACCCGCCGCGATGACGAGGTGTGGAAATACGCCGTCCTGTGCGGCGGCAAGGCGCTGGTGCAGCGTGAACTGGTCGGGGAGGGCGCCTGTCCGATCATCGTCGCGCGCTGGGACACCGACGCCAAGACGGCATGGGGCCACGGCCCGCTGATGAGCGTGCTGCCCGAGGTCAAGACGGCGAATTACGTCACCGAACGCATGCTGGAGGCGCTGGACTACGCGCTCCAGCCGGTGACTTCCTACCCCGACGACGGCGTGATCGACGTGTCGGGCGGCATCGCTCCTGGGACGTGGATTCCCATGGCGCAGGGTTCCGAAATCCGGCCGATCGTGTCCGGCGCCAACTTCGACGTGTCGCAGTTCAGCCTGCAGGATCTGCGCTCGCGCATCCGGGACGCCCTGTTCCAGGACGCGCCGCGGCAGAATGGCCTGACCCCGCCGACGGCGACGCAATGGCAGGAACAGGCCGCCGCGAAGGCCAAGCGCATGGGCGCCCCGGTCGGCCGGCTGGTGACCGAACTGCTGCGCCCGCTGTTCCTGCGCTTCGCCTTCCTGCTGCGCGCCCGCGGGAAGCTCCCCGCGCAGATCCGGTTCAAGGGCCAGCCGGTGAAGCTCCGGGCGCAGTCGCCCCTGCTGAAGGCCATGCAGCAATCGGAGGCCCAGCGCGTGGACCAGTTTCTGGTCACCACTTCGCAGACGGTCGGGCCGGAAACCACGGCAATGTGGATCGACATGGAGGAGGCCTTGCGGTACCGCGCCAAGCTCTACGACATCCCGGCCAAGCTGGTCCGCACTCAGGCGCAGGTTCAACAGATCATCGCCCAGCAACAGGCGCTTCAGGCGCCACCGGTGGAGCCGCAGCAATGAGTTGGGAAGATCGGGAGAAGGTCACCAGGGCGCGGCGGGGCGCCCCTTCGGACGAGGAGCGGCGCGCGGCGGCTGAGGCCCGCGCGAACGCCGAAATGGCCCGCCTGTGTGCGGCCGTCTTCGCCACCGGCCAGGGCCGCGAACTGCTGGCTGCCCTGCGCCGCCGGACGAAGGACCGCGTGCTCGGCCCCGACGCATCGGCCAGTGCGTTGTTCCATCTGGAGGGCCAGAGGCAGCTTGTCCACGCAATCGAAACGTGGACCGCCGATGGAACCCGCACCGATCCCTCTGACCTCCGCGCCGGCTTGGCCGGGACCGACTGACGGCCCGCGCTGCTCGTTCGCCAACCCCGGCGGCCCGCGCCGTCCCGGTTTCGTCTCCGTCGCCTTCGCCCCGGAGGGTGAGGGCGGCGGTCCCACGGACGACCCGCCCGCCCCGCCCCCCACTTCGGAAGCACCGCTCCAGCCGGAGAGCCTCCAGCCCGCTCCCGCGCCGGCCGCGCCGACGGGGCTCGAGTCCTTCTGGGACGGCGAGAAGGGCGCGCTGAAGGTCGAAGACCTCGCCAAGCTGGTCTCCGACGATCAGGCGCGCCGCGCCAGCATCCCCGAAGGCCCCGACGGCTACAAGCTGGAGCTGCCCGCCGAATTCAAGCTGCCGGATGGCCTGACCTTCGAACCGGCGGACACGCCGTTGGGCCAGTCGGTCCGGGCCATCGCTCACGAGTTCGGACTGCCGCAGGCCGGCCTGTCGAAGCTGCTGGCCGCCTACGTGGACTCGCAGGCGAAGGAGCATCAGCAGGTAGCCGCGGATATCGCGGCGGAACAGGCCAAGCTCGGCCCGAACCGCGATGCCCGGTTCACCGCCATGGACGGCTGGATCAAGGCGAACCTGCCCGACCATCACACCATCCTGGCCAAGCGGCTGCCCGTCGATGCCGGCCTCTTCCAGGCCGTCGAGGCGCTGATCGCGCGGGCTAACGCCGGCATCCCGTCGGCAATTGGCGGCGGAGGCGAGGCCATGTCGGAAGAAGCCTACTTCAAGTCGCTCTTCAAGAATTAACGGAGTCCTTCCATGCCGCTCGATACCCTGCGCACGGTGGCGCTTGAGTACAGCAAGAAGCAGCCCAAGCAGATCGACCACCTGACGGAAGAGACTCCGATCCTGGACCTCATTCCGTTTTCGTCCACCACCCACGACATGTGGCACGTGGCCGAAGAACTGACCAACGCCGACGCGATGGGTTTCGTCGCGATGGACGCGCCGCTGCCCGCCGTCAACTCGACCACGAAGCTGATCCGCTTCGATCTGGCGAAGATGGGCGGTCAGATGACCGTGGCGGAGGACAAGGCCCGCCAGTATGGCGGCAAGGAGAAGTACTTCGCCGACCGCTCCGGCCCGGTTCTGAAGAACACCGGCATGAACACCGAGCGCGTGATCGTCTACGACAACCTGCGTCAGTATGCCATCGACCGGTTCCGTGCCGGCGCCACGACCAAGACCGTCTACGATGCGGGCGGCACGGGTTCGGCCAACTACAGCATCATCGCCGTTCGCTTCGAGGAAGGCGTCTGCTCGGGGCTTTACAATCCCAAGGGATTCGGCAACGGCACGATGTTCGACACCACACCGATCAACGGCGGCGCCCTCTATGACATCGGCGGTGGGGTGCTGGGCTACGGCGTGCGCATGAAGTCGGATCTGGGCTTCCAGCTCACCGGCGTGCGCAATGTCGGCGCGATCGTCAACATCGACATCGCCAACAACAAGCTGCCGACCGACACCCAGATCGACGACCTGCTGGCGGACGTCCGAGCGACCGGTTCGGGCCGGACGATGCTGCTGATGCACCAGCGCGTTCAGAACCTTCTGGGCCGGACCTTCAAGAAGGACCGCGTCCAGATGCGTCCCGAAGACACCAACATCACGCGGAAGGTGCTCGCCTGGGATGGCGTGCCGATCCTGTCCAGCTACAACCTGTACGACGGCACCGAAGGCCGCGTCATCCTGTCCTGATCGAAGGGGAATCGGCCATGTACAAGGTCAATGGTCTGCGCCACTACGTGGATATCCACGGGCAGAACTTCGCCAAGGCGCAGACGCTGCCGCAGAACACGTCGGCGGACGGCAACGGCGGGGGCGTCGAGCTGTCGGGCATCAACGGCGCCGTCGAGGCGGTGGCCCGCGTCAACACCGCGGTGACCATCGCCAACGCCGCGACGCTGACGATCAAGCTCCAGCACTCCGCCGATGGCTCGTCCTGGTCCGACCTGGGGACCGTCTACACCCTGACGGCCTCCGGCGGAAACGGTGCCCTGGCCGCCGACACGGAGCTGGGCAGGTTCGCCCTGCCGAGCACCGTCCGGAAGTTCGTCAAGGCGGTCATCACCACTACGGACGCAGCGGCCTCCGGCAAGGTGGACGTGATCCCGGTCTATCTGCCGCGATAAGGAGCGCGTGATGTCGCAGAAGCTGTCCGTCACCGCCCGGAATGCGGGTCATTACGGCGACCGCCATCGCCGTCCCGGCGAGACCTTCGAGCTATCCGCCAAGTCCGACCTCGCTCCATGGATGAAGCCGGTCGGTTGGGACGTGGAAGCTGCTGGGGCGCTGGAAAAGCCCGCAGTGGGCATCATCCCGGAGCCCGAGCACACGGCCGCGCTCTCCCGCATTACCGACCTGGAACAGGCGCTGGTCATCGTGCAGGAGGAGCGCGACGCCGCGGAAGCGGTGGTTGAGGCGACGAAGGCCCGCATTGCGGAGCTGGAGGCCCAGCTTGCCGCCGCGACCGCGCCGAAGGCTGAGGAGAAGGCGCCGGCTCCGCCCGTTCAGCAGCCGAAGGCAGCGGCCAAGACCGACAAGACCTGACGGCCCACCCGCCTCCAGGGCCGTTGGAGAAGAAGGACGCCCCACCGCCTGGGGCGTCCTTCTGCATTTTTGGGTGCGTTGGTCGGCCCTGATGGGCGGCGGCACAGTCCCTCCGAACAACGGAGGTGCAGCATGGGCAAGAAACACCCGACCGCCCGCGACGATGCATACGCAGTTGGCGGCGCATTCACGGGCATCGGCAGCGGTGGCGAGGCCACGCCGCGCGGCAAGTTCAACGTGTCGATCTGGGGGGCCTTCGTCGCGACCGTGGCGCTGGAGCGCTCGTTCGACGGCGGTACGACGTGGCTGAACTGCACCCGGCCCGATGGCACGGCGAACGCCTTCACCGCGCCCGCGTCTTTGGTCTGCGACGAGCCGGAAACCGGCGTCCTGTACCGGCTGATCTGCTCCTCCTACACCTCGGGCACGGTCAACTGGAGGATCAGCCAGTGAGCGTGTTCGTCGCCCCCTCGCCACGGACCTATGGGGTTTGGCCGGTGGAGGGGGCGCTTGCCGTGCTGGATCTGAACTTCAGGCTGATGGCGGCGCTCGATGGCCGCGTGACGGTCACCCGCTCCGGCGGGGGCACGTTCAACGGTCCCACGGGGACGCTGCTGACCGCCGCTGCCGATGCGCCGCGCTTCGACTATCGGAGGGTCGGTGGGGTGTGGGTCCCCGCTGGGCTTGTGGTCGAGCCGGCGCCAGCCACCAACCTGTCCAAGGCCGTTTCCGACGCGGCATCCTGGGTCGATCCCCTGGGCAACATGGTCATCACCCGCGGCGTGGCCGGGTCGCCGGACGGCTCGTCCAGCTCCATGTCGATCTATTCGGCAACGACCGGGGCGGACCGGCTGGTCCGCGAGACGCTGACGGTGGCGAACGACGCGGTCACGCGCGTTGTGAGCATGTTCGTCAATCCGGGGTCTGGGGGCTCGCGCTTCTCCATCGCCCTTGGCTACAGCGGGGGAACCACGCCGATCACGGCGGTTCTGTACGGCGACGCCTCCAACGGCAGCATCAGCACCGTGACGGGGTCGACGCAGTACGGCGTGGATGCCGCCGGGGGCGGGTATTGGCGCTACTGGGTGGCGCTCGCCAACAACTCCAGCGGCAACACCTCCCTGAGGTTCGACGGAAGGCCCTTCGTCAATCAGGCGATCAACGAGGGGACCAGGGTCCTCTGGGGGCCGCAGGTCGAGACCGGCTCGACGCCGACCAGCTTCATCCCGACCACCACGGCATCTGCCACCCGCCCCGCCGAGACGGTCACGCTGGCCGTGCCGTCCGGATCCTATGACGTGCTCGTCCAAGACTGGGCCGGGGCCGAATGGCGCAACGCCGTGGCCGTCTCCGGCTCCTACAGCCTGACCCCGCGCGCCAGCATGCGCCACGTCGGGCGGGTGCGCTTCTATCCCGCCGGCCTCCTCTCCGCCGAAGCCAAGACAGCCCTGCAGGTGCCGACATGATCGACTTGACCCTGCGCGCCGACACGGAACAGGCGCTTGCTGCCGCGCTGCCCTGGCTGCGCTCCGCCGATGGGTGGGTGCTCACCGGCCCGCCCGATGCCCGGCACGACCTGGACCCGATCGGCGCCCTCGTCCGCGTCGAAGCGGTGCTGGACTATGACGGCGCGATCACCACACCCGCCGATGTCGACCATCGCTTTCACGCGAACCTGCTGCTGGACGACGATCACCCCGACGCCGCGGCGATCCTGGCCGCCGCCGGGCCGTTCGTCGTGGCGGTGACGCCGGAGAAGCGCCGGAGGGTCTGGGCATGAGCACCGCCCCCGCATCCGATCTGGACCTCTGCAACGCCGCGCTCACGCGTTGCGGCGCGCAGACCATCACCTCGTTCGATGACGGCACGACCGAATCCCTGATCCTGGCGCAGAACTACGGACAGGTTGTCGCCGACTGCCTGTCGGAGTCCCGTTGGAAGTTCGCCCGGTCCCAGCGGGTGCTGAACCGTCTGTCCGGGGTGGCCCCGCCCCCTTGGAGCGCGGTCTATCAGCTCCCTGTCGATGCGCTGGAGGTCGAGGGCGTGACCGTCTCGGGTGCGCCCATCGAGCATGAGCGGCTTGCCGACAAGCTGCTGTGCGATGCCGCACCCGATGCGGAGGTGGTCGCGACGATCCTGTATCGCCCCGCCACGTCGGCGTGGCCGGCGCAGTTCCGCGAGTTCGTGATCCTGCGCCTGTGCGCCGTCCTCTTGCCGGCCCTGGCCGACAAGTTCTCGGAGGGAGCTGCAGCGGCCCAAGCCGCAGCGCTCAAGGGGCGCCGCGCGGCTCTCCGCTCCGCGCAGGGCGGCACGCCGACGAACCCGTTCACCTACCCGATCAAGGGGGCGCGTCGTGGCTAAGACGACCATCGTCCAGACCAGCTTCGCCGCCGGAGAGCTCGACCCCTCGCTGGCCATGCGCCACGACGTGCAGCAGTATCAGGCAGGCGCGCGGCGGATGACCAACTGCCGCCTTCTGGTCGGCGGAGGCGCCCGCCGCCGTGAGGGCACACGGTGGCTTGCCGAACTGGTCGCGGATGGCCGCGCGATCCCTTGGGCGGTAGACGAGGCCACGAAGTACGTGATCGTGCTGTCCACCGGCCGCATGGACGCCTTCCGTGAGGATGGCACCCCCGCCGGCACGCTGACGGGTTGCCCTTGGTCGGTCGCCCAGGCGCGCGCCGCGACGTGGTTCCAATCGGCCAACACGCTGTTCCTCGCCCATCCGGACTTTCCGGTTCAGCGGATTGCCCGAACCGGTCCGTCCTCATGGGCGCGCGAGGCCATCGCCTTCGCCATGCCGGCGGGTGTGGGGGGGCGCCTGCACCAGCCCTACTTCAAGGTCGCGCCCGACAGCATCACGCTGCAGCCCTCCGCCAGGGCGGGGGGCATCACCCTGACCGCTTCCGGGGGATGGTGGCAGAGCGGGCATGTCGGCTCCCGCGTGCGCTACGCCGGGCGCGAGATCGTGATCAACAGCATCTCCAGCAGCGCCGTCGCGAACGCCACCGTCGTTGACGAACTGCCGCCATCGCAGGACGTGACCGTGGACGACGCGGCCGGCTGGCGGGTCGGGCAGGTGGTCGAGGGGGACGAGACCGGCGCGCGCGGCGAGGTGGTCGCGATGCCCTCCGGAACCGTGCTGCGCATCGTGGTCGAGGAGCGGGTCAGCGGGTTCAAGGTCGGAGAATACGTCACCGGCCCGGAGAGCCGGGCGAAGGTGGCCGCTGTTGCCACTGTCGATCCGGCTCCGTCACGGAATTGGGACGAGCAGCTTTACGGCCCGGTCCACGGCTATCCGGCTGCGGTCGCCCTGCATCGCGGACGCCTGATCCTGGCCGGCGGTCGCGCCGTCCCGAACATTGTCTGCGCCTCCCGTACCGATGCGCTCTATGACTTCGACATCGGCGACGCCGTGGACACCGACGCCGTGATCGACCTGATCGGCGACGCCGCGGCGCAGCGCATCGTTCAGGTTGTCAGCACGGAACAGCTCCTGGTGCTGACGGACCGCGGGGCCTACTACAACGCGGAATCGCCGTCCCGCCCGTTCACCCCTACGAACTTCGGCCTGCTACCCTTCGGCTCGCCTTGGCCGGCCAGCAACGCCCGCGCCGAGACCTTCGACAACGGCGTGATCCTCGTGACGGGCAGCACGATCGTTAAGCTGTCGCCGACGGGCGACACCACCGCGCAATGGACCGGCGCGCCGACCTCCCTTCTGGCTTCCCACACCATCAAGGCCCCTTTGGATGCGGCCTTCACCACAGGCTGGTACGGTGGCGTGGAGACCTATGGGTTCTTCGTGAACAGCGACGGCACCATGACGTGCATGCAGCTTCTGGAAAGCCAGCAGGTCAGATCCTTCGTGCCTTGGACCATCACCGGGTCAGTGCGTTCCGCCGCAGCGCTCGGGGATGAACTGTTCCTGGTCACGCACCGAAGCGTTGACGGCGTCGACAAGCATCTTCTGGAGAAGGTGGACCCGTCGCTGTCGCTCGATGCCGCGACGACGTACGCCGACCTGGACGACGCGGCGGCGCGCTACGGAACCTTACCCGGCGCGCATGTCGTTGCGGGGCGCTACGCCCTTGGCGGTCTGCCCCAGACCGACCCGGCGGCGGATGGCCCCTACGACGTGGGCTTGGATTTCCCGTGGGTGATCGAGACGCTTCCGCCGGTCGTGCAGGGGCGGGCCGGTCCGGTCGTCCACGACACCATGCGCATCTGCCGCGTGTGGGTGGAATTGCAGGACAGCTTCCGCCTGTCGGTCTCCGGGCAGACCCTGACCGCATATGCCGTCACCGACGACCTGTCGGAGGCCCCGCTGCAGCGCAACGGCCCGCAGGAGTTCCGCCTGTTGGGCCGCTCCCGCCGCCCGACGATCACGATCCAGGCTCCGGAACCGCTGCCCGTGACGGTGCTGGGCCTGTCCATGGAGGTTTCTGTCTGATGTCCCCCTTCATCGTTTTCGGCATGCCGCGCAGCCGCACGGCGTGGCTCGCGCGCTTCCTGACCTACGGGGATTGGGTGTGCGGTCATGAAGAGCTTCGCCACGCCCGCAGCTTGGACGACGTTCGGTCCTGGCTCGCTCAGCCCTGCACGGGCACGGCGGAGACCGCGGCGGCGCCATGGTGGCGGCTGGCCCGGCACCTCCGGCCCGACCTGCGCGTCGTGGTGGTGCGGCGTGATCCGAAGGAGTCTACGGATAGCCTGATGCGGCTGGGGCTGTTCGCCGATCGGACGGCGGTGGAGCGCCTCATGCTCCGGCTCGACCGCAAGCTGGAGCAGATCAGCCGGCGCGTTCCCGACGCGCTGTCGGTGCCCTTCGAGGATCTGGAGCGGGAAGAGGTTTGCGCAGCCGTGTTCGAGCACTGTCTTGGCCTGCCGCACGATCCGGATTGGTGGCGGCTGTGGGCGCCGGTCAACATCCAGTGCGACATGCGGGCCATTGTCCGGCACGCCCACGCTCACGCCGCGCAGTTGGACAAGCTGGAGCGGGTCGCCAAGCACCAGACTCTGGTCCTGATGTCCCGCGCATCCTCCAACGATCTGGACGGCCTGACCTTTCAAGTTGAGCCGTTCGACGCATGGCTGCGCGACGCCGAGAAGCTCTTCAACGATCACTTGGTCGCGGTCGGCGAGGCCCCCGGAGACTGGCGCAACAAGAACATTCCGCTTCTGCGAGCGCTGGACGACATCGGCGCCATGCAGATCATGACCGCCCGGTGCAACGGCCGGATGTTTGGATACCTGATGTCGGTGATTTCGCCGTCACTGGAATCCTCCGATGTGCTGTTGGCGCAGCACGCAACCTTCTACGCCGATCCGGCCTTCCGTGGCCTCGGTCTCCGCCTACAGCGCGCGGCTATCGAGGCGCTGAGGCAACGCGGCGTCGGCGAGGTGTTCGCACGGGCCGGCACGCGTGGCGATGGCCCCCGCATGGCCCCGCTGTACCGCCGGCTGGGCGGAGAGGATTTCGGCCAGCTTTTCCGCATCAATCTGACGGAGGTGTGACATGGGCTTAGCAGCAGTTTCTGCCGGCGCCGCCGTCGTTGGCGCCGGCGTGTCGGCCTACGGTGCCGTTCAGCAGGGTAAGGCGGGCGCCCGGCAAGCCGCGCTCGACGCCCGGGCTGGGAAGATCCAGGCCATCCAGGCGGAGCAGAAGGCAGCGCAGATCGAGCGGTCGCAGATCCCGCTCACCCTTGCCCAGCAGCAACAGGGCATGGCCCGGCGCGGCCTCTTCGACATGGAGGAGGTTGCCATCCGCTCCGGCGCCGGGCTGGAGGCGGGCCAGCTCGCCGACCGGCGCGACGCCTTGCAGGCCGAAGCCCGGCGGGCGCAGACCGAGGGCCAGTTCGCCATGGCCCAGCGCAGCGCGCAGTTGCGCTCTGGCCTCGCGACTATGGCCGCAGCCCGGGCTGGGCGGGGATCGTCCGCCGGCCCCAGCGCTATGGCCCTCGCCAACCGCGTGAGCCGGGACAGCCGCGCGCAGATCGGGCTGGAGCAGGCCGGCTATGCCGCCCGCTCCGCCGACGCCATGACCGGCGCCGCGCAGGCCGAGGCGCAGCGTGGCGCGACGCTGGTCGATTCCATCCGGAAAATCGCGGTGCTCGACCAGGAGCGGTTCGGCAACGAGTTGTCCATCTGGAAAGCCGGCGCCGACGCGGGGGACCTCGCGCACGAAGCTGCGATGGACCGGCTGTATGGGGTGCAGTCGGCCTTGGTGTCCGCCGAATCGTCTCGGCGCAGTCGTGAGAGTTTGGCAGCCGGCGGCGTCGGCGCGTTCGGCTCCTTGGTGCGCGGTGCCGGCGCGGTGGCGGAAATCTACAGACCGCCGTCAACGAAGAAGGACGGTTAATCATGACGATGGACCTGTGGGCCACGCTGGGCCAAGTCGGCAACCAGATCACCGACACGGCAACGCGCTTCGCCGTCCAGGAGCAAAAGCGCCAGGCCGTCGCCTTCCTGGGCGAGACCGAGGTCGCGGCGCGGACGAAGCTGCTGGAGCTTCAGGACAAGCACCGGGAGAACCCCGATGCCTTCCGCAACGAGTGGGACGGCTACCGGAAGGGCGTCATCAAGGGTGCCCCCGGCCCCTTCGCCCAGCAGCTCGACCTCATGCTGCAGGAGGAGGGGAACCGGGGTCTGGGCGTGGTCTTGAACGCCAAGCACTCCCGCGACGAACGGTTGGCCCGGCAGTCCACCACGGCGGTGCTGAAGCAGTCCGGTGACGACGTTATCGGGTTGGCCATGGCCGGGCGCGTCGGCACGCCGGAGTACCAAGAGGCCCGTCAGAAGCATCAGACGAAGCTGGCCGCTGCGGTGTCGTCTGGCCTGCTGGCGGAGGACGAGGCCGCGATCGCGCTGGAGGATATGGACGGACGGGCGGCCGGCGAACACGCCATGGCTCTGATCACGCCGACCTATGCCGAGCGCGGCGCCGACGCCACCCGGAAGTGGATTCGCGGCGAACTGCTGAACCCGGAGCTGCGCCTGCGCCCTGCCCAGCGGATCGCGCTGGAGAACCGTGCGGACGCCCACATTGCGCAGATGGAGCGCGGGCGGAAGGCGGACCTGACGGAAGCGCGCGCGGCGGCACGGGAGCTGGGCACGAGCCTGACCGCCGGTCTGGACGTTCCGCCGGAGACGGTGGAGGAGGTGGCGACGCGCCTGACGGCGGCCGGCGGCGCCCGAGAGGCGGCGGCCCTGCGCGCCACCCACGTCCGGGCTGGCCTGCTGGCGGACCTGCGGAGCCTCCCTCTCGACCAGCTTGTCGAGCGGGCCGGGAAGATCACCGCGTCGATGGGGGTGGGCCTCGCCGACCGGATCATCGGGGCGGAGTGGTCGCCGACCGGGCCGGACAAGAACCCGAACAGCACAGCCGCCGGGCCGGGCCAATTCCGCAACAGCACGTGGGTGTCCACCCTGCGCAAGCACGCGCCAGAACTGGCCGCCGGCAAGACGGATGAGCAGGTGCTGGCCCTCCGCGACAGCGGCACACCGCAGGAGCGCCGCGCACTGCATGTCCGCATGGTGGACGGCTACGCCGCCGACAACCGCGCTTATCTCGCGGGGAAGGGCCTTCCCACCGACGATGGCGCGATCTACCTCTCGCACTTCCTGGGGGCGGGCGGAGCGGAGACGGTGCTGAAGGCGCCCGAGGACCGGCCTATGGAAATGCTTGTCGGGCCGGACGTGATCAAGGCGAACTCCTTCCTGAAAGACATGACGGCGGGCGACGTGCGCGATTGGGCCGCCGAGAAGGTCTCCGCCGTCCCCGCCCTCGACCCACGGCTGTTCAGCGGCGTCGCCAAGCTGGCCGGCGAGCGGGCGCACGCTCAGTGGTCGGAGGTTGAGGCCGGGCTGAACCAGGGCATCCAGCCCACGCGTGCCGCGGTCGAAGCCATCATGAAGGGCGCCACGCTCGCCAAGGACTATCCCCTGCTTGAGCGCATCGCCACGCGCCTTGACCGGGCCTCGACGGTCGAGCGGCTTGGCCCGGCCACCCCAGCGCAGCAGCAGGCCGCCGTTGATGCGCTCCAGCAGCGGGAGAGGACGCAGGGGCTGGGGCCGGAAGATGCCGGGATGCTGATCGCGCTGGACAAGCTGGTGGACAGCACCCGCGAGGGGCTGAAGCGCGACCCGCTGGGCCTCGCCGTCGAACGTGGGGTGATTCCCGCCCTGCCGCCCGTGCCGTGGGGCGAGCCGGCGGGGGCGACGCAGGCCCTGGCGGCCCGGCAGCGTGCTGCCGTCATGACCAGCGAGCATTACGGCGTGGGCACACAATCGGTGTTCCGGCCCGACGAACTGCCCGCGCTGAAGGCCGCGTGGGACCAGGGAGACGCGAAGACCCGCGCCGGTCTCGTCGGCACGCTGGCCCGCTCCCTCGATGGTCAGCACCTGACCGCCACGCTGGAGAAGGTGTCCGGCGACAACCCGGTGTTCGCGGCGGCGGGCTTGATCTACCGGCAGAACCCCGAGCTGGGCACCTCGATCATCCGCGGGCAAAGCCACATCGAAGCGGACAAGAAGATGCTCCCGCCGGACAAGGACGTGCGGGGCGCGGTGAACGACTTCCTGGGCACCGCTGCCTCCAGCATGCCGCAGGCGCGATCCGCCATCGAGCGGGCGGCCCTGGCCCGGTATGCGGACCTGTCCGCCGCGGCGCAGGACTTCAGCGGCGCCATGGACAGCACCCGCATGATCCAGGCCCTGCGCGACGTGACCGGCGGCGTGGTCGAGTGGGGCGGGTCGGCTTGGAGCGTGACCAACCGCAAGATCATCCCCCCCATGCCGGGGATGGATCACAGCGGCTTCTCCAAGCTGATCGACACCCTGACCGATGACGACCTTGCCGGGGCGCTGACCGGCGGCGGAACCCCGATCAAGGCCGCCGACTTCATGCGGCTGGCCTCTTTGCACGATGCGGGGCCGGGCCGGTACATGGTGGAGATTGGGGGCGGGTTCGCGCGGGGGGCGGATGGTCAGCCCTTCGTGCTGGACTTGGGAGCAAAGGTGGCGCGGTGACTCCGCGCCCATTCCTCTCTATAGCAGAGCGAAGCGGGGTAACAGCAGCAGAAGCTTTCGGTGCGCTTAATGGGCACCACTTCGGATTGACCAACCCTACTTTGGAGACATTCCATCATCTGCGGGTATCAAGCGAAAATAGCTTCGAATTGTCCTGATTACAGGTGGAGTGTTTGATGACCGCCGGAAAAGTAAATGGAATGTTTGGCAGCATTCAAAAAAGATTAGAAAAGCACAGGACTGAATTAAAAGAAAAGAGAAAGAGGGAAGAAATGGAAGCTCGGGAGCGATGGCGCAAGATTTACAATAACCTTGTGGGGGTTGAGGTTATTGATGAGAATTTTCAGGAAAGGCCGGAGGGGGAGGTAAGGCGGGATGAGGATAAACTTATGCTCCAAAAGCATAAGAAAGGAGAAATTTCCGACTATCAAATGTTCTGCCATCTAATAGTTGGCATATGCAAAGACCACAAAGTTGGTGTTTCAATTACAAAGAAAAATGAAGGGACACTAATTATTGATATGTCAGATATAAAGTGTAAGTATGGGATGAATTTCATTTCTACTAATAAGTTCGAAAGCATAACTGCCTCTCTCCGCAACATAAACTGTCAGGTGGTTGCGTACGGCCGCCAAGACCGTGGTCCTTGCGTCATAGTAAAGATTCCATCCTCCGATGACGAATAGGTATCGGATGGATAGAGGGAGGCGCAGCAGACCTGCGCCCCCGACGACGCCAAAGAGGACACCCAGCCTGCCACCCCCAAGCGCCCCAAGAAGTAGCTTCCCGGAGGGAGGTCGCCCTGTGAGGGGCGGCTCTAAACATGATCGTTATCTGGAGTCGAAGTCAGTTCAGGTTACGAAAGCTAAATATAGACAGATTTTTCCAGTGGGAAAACAAAACTGCGTGCCCGCTATATCGAATATTGTAGTACTCGATTAGAGGCGGAGATTCATTTTTTTTCTCTAAAAATTGAGAAACTTCTTTGTAGTCACCGAGAAGTTTATCAATTCCAGAAAGAAATATTCCGCAGGACTTAAATTTTTTTCTATCGCTTTCATTTATTAGAATGCTCTCTATATATCTGATATTTATTTCTCCTCCGGATTCAATGGCTGAAGTTATTTCGGATATTTGATCTCTAATTTTTACGGTGTATCCGCGAGGATGAAAAAAGGTATAATCCAATAAATTTTCATATTCCTTTTCATATTGAGATAATGCCTGCAAAATTTCTGACTTTCTAGCTTCATTCTCGAAATGCTCTTTCTGTTGCTTGGCTATTTCTCGTGATGCGCGAAGCTCCTTACGGTTATGATTCAACTCGGTCACTTGTAAAGACACGGTGTAAAGAACGGCAATGAAGCTCATAAAAGCTAAGATTGGGTTTAGGGTGCCTCCGAAGAAATCCCCAAATTGCCCGTAGGCAGCTTTCTCCTTTTCAAATTCACCGATAACGCCGATTGAACCAAAATAGTTGAAATACTCCGCGTACACGATAAGCATAAAAAATAATGCTAGAACCGAGAGTACGATCAAAACTCCCTGAAGTGTTTTGTTTTTTCTTTCAAGCTCTGCATCAGCTTGATCCTCGATCTCATCGCGGCTGTCACGGATATCCGCCATTCTGCCCTCCTGGGTTGCTCATGGCGGTCGTTTAGGCGTTTTCAGTGGAAAAATCCATAGGGCATCAAATCTGAAGGGATGGCCTGCGCTAAGCAGCGAAGCAAGGTTGCTCGGTAGCGTGCTTTGATCTGTTTCGCCTTCACGACCGCGGTTTCGTGCGTTGGGCAGCCCCTCTGGCCCGTGCAGAAGTGCGCGGGATGGAGGGGCCACATGCTGCTTGGACTGTATCAAACCGACACCGCCGACACGCTGGGCCGGGCGCAAGCCGCACCGGCTGCTGAAATTCCGCCTTCCTTCTCGGAGAGCTACCACGCCGCTTTCGCGGAGACGCGGGCCTACGCCAACTCCGACGCCCTATGGCGTGCCCGGCACGAAGTGGTGCAGGTCGCGCTTGACCGACTGGAGGATGCCACAGGGGAGGTCTACGCCAACCCGGAGGCGGCCTCCCGCGGACCGAACCGCGATGCGCTCGAAAAATCCATCCGGGCGCGCTTCGATAGCCTGAAGGCTGAGCGGCCCGACTTGGATTTGGCCTACCCCACAGACGAGGAAATTCAGGCCGGAGCAGTGGCGAAGGCGCAGAAGGTCAAGGGAGAGCGCGACGCCCTGGCCGCCAAGCCGGGCAGCTTCGCCAGCGGTGCCGGCTTCCTGCTGGGCGACATCGCGGGCGCCATGACCGACCCTCTGAACATCGCCAGCATGTTCGCGGGCGCTCCGCCGGCCGCGGGCATCCTGAAGACCGCCGCCATCGAGGCAGGTATCGCCGCCACGTCGCAAGCCGTGATCGAGGCCGGAACGGCACCGTTCAAGCGGCAGGTCGACCCGCAGTACGGGCTGGCGGAAGCGGCCGGGAACGTCACGGCGGCAGCAGCCGGTGGCGCGATCATCGGCGGGGGGCTCAGGGCAGCCGGTGGCGCTCTGGACTGGTGGCGAGGCCGCAACCGCTCCGAGCTGCCGCGCGAAGTGCAGGACGCCCTGAACGTCGCCGAGCGGGACCAGGAAGTGCGCGCGGCGAATCCGCTGGGGCCGGGCGTGGCCGCGGAGCAGGCGCACGCCGGAGCGCTCCAGAAGGCCGCGCAGGACGTCGAGGCCGGGCGCCCGGTGGATGTGCAGGCCATCGTGCGAGAGGCCCGCGAGATCGGCGAGGGCTACGACAGGGTGCGCGCCGACCCGAACGGTCCCGCCGACGACCCGCTGATCCGCATCCAGCCTGAGGACATCGAGGCCGTTATCGTCGGGCGCGGTGGCTTCAAGGGGTTGGGCGACGTAGAGGTGAGGGGCAGCGGTTGGGGGTTGGTCAAATTTATTTGGCGCCACGGCGAGAATTCCAAAAAGGCGCTCGATCTACAGATCACCAAGGACGATCTGATGGCGTTCCCGCGGGTAATCCGCGAAATGGAGCCGACTCGCGCAGCTGCGGAGGATGGATCGCGCGGAAGGGAATGGCGGGTGGAACTGCCCGGGCCAGATGGCGCGCCCCGTGTCGTCGTCTTCGCCGACAACTTGATCCAGGGACGGCAGGACCGCCACCTCGTGTCCGCATACGTGCAGGAGCCTGGGAAGCCGGGAGAGGGGGCGCCGCTTTCGGGAAGAAGGGCCGACCCGCTTGGATCCTCATCCCCGGTTTTGGAGCCGCGACGAGATGAGATACAGCCGGAGAGCTTGTTGGGACTCCGGGGCCAGCGGGCCGGCAATGAGAATGTAGGCCCGAACTCGGCTCGCGTCTATACCCCGTCCGGCAGGCCGGTCGATGTGGAATACCGGGTGGTCGAGGCCGAGTCACTCATCGCCTCGCACGACGCGCAAGGCAGCGTAAATCCTCAGTTTCCAGCCGAGTTGCAGCCGCGCGACCGGACGCGCATCGCGTCTCAGGCGCAGATTGCCGACATAGCGGCGAACCTCCAGCCGGAACGCCTGGGCCGCTCCCCCGATGCCGCGACCGGTGCGCCCATCGTCGGGCCGGACAACGTGGTGGAGAGCGGCAATGGGCGCGTGGGCGCCATCCGCCGGGCCTATGAGCAGGGCGGGGAGGCGGCGGACCGCTACCGGGCGTGGGCGGTGCAGCAGGACCCCGCAGCGGCGCAGATGCGGAACCCGGTGCTGGTCGCGGTGCGCCGAAACGACGTGGACCGGGCCGCCTTCGCCCGCGAGGCCAACGCCGCCACCGCAGCGCGCCTGTCGCCAACCGAACAGGCCCTTGCCGATGCCCGCCACCTGGACGACGCCGTGATGGAACGCCTCACCAGCGGCGACGTTGGCGCGGCCTCCAACCGCTCTTTCGCCCGCGGCTTCCTTGATCGGCTGCCCGCATCCGAGCGTGGCGCCCTAATTGACGCCGACGGCGCGTTGAACCAGGAGGGTATCAAGCGCGTGCAGGGCGCGCTGCTGGGGCGGGCCTACGGCGACGCGGGGATCATCGGGCGCATCATCGAGGATGCCGACAGCGACATTCGTGCCATCGGCGGCGCCCTCCTCGACGTGGCCGGGCCGTGGGCGAAGCTCCGCGCCGCGGCGGTGCGCGGCGATCTGGCGCCGGGCATGGACGCTACCGCCGACCTGCTGGCCGCTGTGCGGATGGTCGCGGAGGCGCGGGGCCAGGGCCGGGCCGTCGCCGAGCTGGCGAACCAGGGCGGCTTGTTCGGCGACGACCTGCCGGGCAACGCCCGCCTGTTCCTGGGTGCCCTGTTCCGGGATGCCGACCTGTCCAAGCCCGCCGGCCGGCAGCGCGTGGCAGATTTCCTGCGTGGCTATCTGGACGAGGCGACGAAGAACACCAGCGGCGACCGCCTGTTCGGGGAGCCGCTGAGCGCGGAGCAGATCCTGCGCGGCGAGCGGATGACGGGGGAAGCTCCCACCGATATTGGAATTCCAATATCGCACCGCCCGGCAGAGGAGGTGGCCGCCGCGCCGGAGACGCAGGACGCACTTTTCCAGCAGGTGAACCGCCTGCTGGCCAGCCGGGAAATTGACGTGCCCATGGAAGAGATCGTGGACGAGGCCGGAAAGGTTGTGGCGCTGAAGCGCAGCGCCATGGACCTGATGGACGAGGCGGACCGGGCAATCAACGACGCCGCGACGGTCGCGGCTTGTGCTTTCGGAGTGGCAGCGGAATGAAGGATCTGGACATCAAGAAGTGCCTCGACGGTCGGGTTGAGGCTGGATTGTTGTCGCGCGAGGCCGCGGAGAAGGCGCTGCGGACCATCCGAGATCTGGAGGGCCGGTACGCCGCGGAGATGGCCCCGGACAAGGCTCTGTCCGCCGCAGTCGCGGAGACCGCCCGCATCATGAAGGAGGCGGCGGAGCGGGAGAAGGCGCGCACGGCTCGGCAGATCCTGACCGTGGCGCGCGTGATGGACGAGGTGCAGGCCCACCCGGACGGCGCTGTCGCCGGCGGTATGGCTGTCCTCGTCCGCGACGTGCGGGGCAAGGCGACGTTCAGCAATGTCGAGGCCCGGCAGGAGGTGGTTCTTGGCCAGATCATGCGCCGGATGGCGGACGGGTTGAACGCCTACCGGAGCAAGGCCGCCGGGCTGACGCAGAACACCGCGGGCATGCGGAACGTGATCCGCGAGATGCACGGCACGTCGACCAACGACGCGGAGGCGGCGTCGTTCGCCAAGAGCTGGCGCGAGGCCAGCGAGTTCGCCGCCGACCGCTACATCGGGGCCGGCGGCGATCTGGTGAAGCGCGACGACTGGCGGCACCCACAGGTGACCGACGCGCGGCGCGTGCGCCAGATCGGCCGGGAGGCGTGGACCGAACACCTGATCCAGGCGGCGGAGCGCGGCGACCTGCAGGTGATCGACTTCGACACGGGCGCCCCGGCCACGGGATTGAAGCTGGCAACGATCATCAAGACGGCTGGGGACAACATCCTGTCCGAGCTGCCGGCCCCGCCGGGCAAGGGCGGTTCCTACGGCCGGCACAACGAGCGCCGGGTCTTCCAATGGCAGAACGCGGACGCCTTCCTGGCCTACAACGACCAGTTCGGCGTCGGGAACGACCTGTTCGGCCTCCTGGTCGGGCACATGCAGGGCATGGCGCGCGACATCGCCCTGACGGAGGTGCTCGGGCCGAAGCATGGCGCGACGGTCCGGGCGATCCAGGAGGCCGCTTACAAGGCGGAGGGCGCGAGGGACATGGGCGTGCTGGCCCGGCTGAACCCGGTGCGGTCCGTCGAGAGCGCCGCCGCGATCGGGCGGACCTATGACGTGCTGTCGGGCCGGCTGGGCGCCGCGCAGTCCGAACTGACGGCGGCGATCTTCGGGGGCGTCCGGAACTGGATGACCGCGAGCAAGCTGGGGTCCGCGCTCGTTTCCGCCGTGCCCGCCGATTCCGTCATGGCGACCTGGGCGGCCAAGGCCAACGGCGTCCCGGCGGTGAAGCTGCTGGGCTCCGTACTGAAGCAACTCAACCCGGCCAGCGAGGCGGATCGGGCGTTCGCCCTGCGCATGGGCATCGTGTCGAGCGCCGTCATGGATTCGGCCATCGGCTCCAAGCGGTTCGCGGATGAGATCGTGGGGCAGGGGATCACCGGGCGCATGGCCTCCTTCGTGGTTCGGGCGCAGGGCCTGTCCGCCTGGACCAACGGCATGAAGAACGCCTTCATGCTGGAGATGATGGGGCACGTCGCCGACAACGCCGGGAAGCCCTTGGGAGAGGTGGACACGCCGCTCCGGAAAATGCTCGAGCGCTACGGCTTCAGCGCGGCGGATTGGGACATGATCCGTACCGCGCCGCAGATGGAGCATGAGGGCGCCCGCTTCTTCGACCCGGCCAACGTCTCCGACAGCCAGCTTGGCGAGCGGCTCATGGAGGCGATCGTCGAGGAGCGCGCCTTCGCGGTGTTGGAGCCGGATGCCCGGGTGCGCCAGCTCACCACGGGCGGCCTGCAGCGCGGCACCTTCATGGGCGAGATGGCCCGGTCGGCGATGCTGTTCAAATCGTTCAGCATCACCATGGCGACGACCCACCTTGCCCGCGCCTTCATCGACGCCAACGGCTCGAAGGTCGCGCAGCTTGCCGCTCTGTCCGCCATGCTGACTCTGGCCGGCGCCGTCTCGATACAGGCCCGCCAGATCGTCACCGGCAAGGACCCGCGGCAGATGGACGACCCGAAGTTCTGGGGCGCCGCGTGGATGCAGGGCGGTGGCGCGGGCATCTTCGGCGATTTCTTTGTCAGCGCGCTGGATCGGAGCGGGCGGGATTTCGCTTCAACGGCTCTTGGGCCAGTCCTTGGCATGGCGTTGAATGATGTGCCTCGCCTGCTGTCGTCTAATGCCCGCGCCTTCTATGAGGGCGAACCGGCAACGATGGGTTCTCAGGTGGCCCGCTTCGTGCGGCAGAACACCCCCGGCGCGAACATGTGGTATTGGCGGCTTGTGGTGGATCGGGCCGCCATGGACACCATCCAGTCCCTGGCCGATCCCGAATACCGGCAGTCCTTCCGGCGGATGGAGGAGCGGGCGCGCAAGGACTATGGGCAACGGTTCTGGTGGCGGCCGGGCCAGGGCGCTCCCGACCGTGCGCCTGATCTGGGGATTGCACTGCCTCAGTAACCCAAGGCAGGCTTGGGAGGGCTGGCGCTCATGTAGTAGCGGCGCCAGCCCTCCTTAAATCAAGAAAGGATGAATGCGAGATAGCTTGAACCGTTCACTTCACCAGGAACAGAGATAAGGGATCCGGATGTTTTGCCAGTGAACGTTATGCTCATATCGACGGTACCATTGTTATCTAAATCAATATGAGCTGTTGCGCCCTTGGCGTTTTCAGCGCCGTTCATTTCTTCCCAAGTCAACTTCGATATTCCCTGCTTCCAACCCCAAGCAGTTACCCATTCCCCTTTTTCAAGATCGGTGATTGTCGACCATGTAACGCCTTCTGATCGACCATCGATAAAGAATGTGTCCACGCCGGTGCCGCCTGTTAGGAAATTCGAACCGGTTCCCCCATCAAGCACATCATTGCCGCCTCCTCCATTAATTGCATCATTGCCACCAAGGGAGTTGATGAAATCGGCAAATTCAGTTCCAGCCATTGCCTCGTTTTCATCTGTTCCAATATGCATGTTTTGCAAGCCGCTTACTGGTCCCACATAAGGAGACATATCTGTCTCTAGGCTGTTACCATTAACCGTAATGGAAAGTCGACGATTAATTCCTGAAGCGGAGCCTGCGCCACCAGAACCACTTGCGTTGCTGCCAGTGCTTGTGTTTGAAGATCCGGAATTATTTGATCCGGAAGGACTTGTGCTGTTTTGTCCTCCTGGTTTTGTGCCAGCCTCGCCCGTGTAAGGATTTGTATTTCCGACGGTGGAGTAATTGTTGTCCTTTGTGCCATCGGGAGCTGTCCGATAGTAACCCTTCACGTATGTTCCGTCTTTTTTGTAGTATCCGGAAACGTATACGGTTTTTGCCAATTCTTCCTCCGGTGGTGTTTTTGCGCCATTCTGGGCTACTGGGGGGCTCTATGCGCATAGATATGCAAAAATTATCGCTATATTCATGGGTTTATACAACCGAAAAATAAGATATGACGAGGGCGGCGTCCATTGCCGATTGGTTTGGTGGTGATAAAAGCCATTCCTAAGTCGTGGCTGAGCGTTTGACGTGGATCAAAGGGTCAAACTACGCATTGGCAACCCTTATTGAAGTCTGCAAACTTGCAGATACTGCAGCGCAAATGGCTAACCAGACTCTAAAAAATACACTTTGGGTTAGTGCTGTCAGTCGTTGTGCTCTCATAACCGCCGCATTGTCTCCAAATTCACTAGGAATAGGAGCATCTTGAATATGGCGACTGTCCAGCGAGCACCAGGGCCGCCCTTCACCGGGTGGCCTTACTTACGCCGGGGTGCGTTGGCCCGGATTTAACCCCGCTCCAATCCTGCCGCCGAACAGGAGGGCAGGGCATGGCGCACATCCAGATTGACGACAACGAGCCGCGACGCAGCTACGACGTGGGCGCCCCACAGACGGCTTTCGTGATTCCGTTCCCCTTCTTCTCGGCCGCCGACATTCGGTGCAGCGTCGGGGGCTTGGAACTGGCGAGCGATGGTTTCAGCGTGACTGGCGCCGGGCAGTCCGCCGGCGGTTCGCTGGTCCTGGCCACCCCTGCGGCAAACACCGTCGTCACGATCTGGCGCGACGTGGCGATCAAGCGGACGAGCGACTTTCCGGACTCTGGCCCCCTGCGCGTGTCGGTCCTGAACACCGACCTCGATCGGCTGACCGCCATCAACCAGCAACTGAACGACAAGCTGAACCGGTCCCTCCGGCTGCCCGACGGCGACAAGACGGTCAATGTGGCCTTGCCGCCCGCGTCCCTTCGTGCCGGAAGGCTGTTCGGCTTCGACAGCGAAGGCAACCTCGTCGCGATCCCTGGGCCGCCGGAGGTCGCCGTCACAGGGACCGTGCCCGTCGCCGCTGAGCGCGGTGTTGTAGCGCGCACGCTGGCGCAGCACCTGGGCACACGCCTCACGATCTACGACGCGGGGTGCTTGGCCAACGGCGCGAACGACGACGCTCCGGCTCTCGCCCTGTTCTTCGCGACAACGGTCCGCAAAGGCGGCACGCTGACCGTCCCTTGGGATGCCAAGCTTTACCTCGGCTCGTCTGTGACCATCCCCAGGAACTGGACGCTGGAAGGTCTGGGCGGCAACCAGGGTGTGACCAACAACGCGACCGAGAGCTATTACGACCGCGGGGCGCAGGTGAAGCTCGGGCCGGGTGCGACGCTGCGCCACGGCGGCAATGGAGGGGTGGTCGACCTGCTGGTGATTCGGGCCGGGCTGGTCCAGCCGGTGCCCAACGTTGCCACCGCGGCCCTCTTGGTTTCTCAGTTCTCGGGGACCGCCATCGAGTGTACGGGGGAAGACGTGACGGTCCGCAACTGTTTGATCCTTGGTCACGCGGTCGGCATCGACAGCAAGGGCAAGGCGCGGACAAAGGTGCTCGATTGTGGCGTGGACTGTCACTTCGGCATCAACATCTCCGGCGGTTGGGACATCAACCGGTTGGAGCGTTGCCACGTCTGGCCCTACATGACCGCGACCACGCCCGGCGTACATGCCGGCTCGGAAAGCTCTCATGGTCCGTTGCGGCGAAACGCAGCTGGCATCGATTTCAATTCGGACAGCGGGGGCAACTGCGATTGGTCGACGGCCATCGACTGCTTCGTCTACGGCCATCCGATCGCCTTCTCGCAGCGCAACGTGTCCAACGTGTCGTTCGTCCGGTGTCAGGCCGACTACGGCTCTCCAAACACCGGGAGCCTGCGGGGCTATTCGATCACCGGGACGACGACCTACGCCGCACTGATCAACTGCACGGGGATTGCGCAGGCGACCTGCGTCTATGTGGAGACCACGGGCGGAGCGAGCGCGGACAATGGTGTCCGGATCATCGGGGGCATCTGGGCCGCGTCCAGCTTCAACATCTTCATCGCCAACGGGGCGGCCATTGTCCAGGGGAACCAGTTTTATAGCGGACCCGTCGGCGTCCTATTCGGTTCTGGGGCCGAACCGGGCTCCATCATCGGCAACTATTTCCAGGGCGTCGCCGATCCTATCGTGATCGATGGATTGGTCGCGAATAAGACGGAGATCCTGGGCAACAGCTACGACGGCGTCGCTGAAGCTGAGCCCAACCGGCTGAACACCCCGTTGCGTGTTGCCAGAGCGATTGATCTGGAGGCCGCATCAGCTCCGGCAAACCAAAAATTCGCGAGGTGGCACAACTCCAACGATGAAGTAACGCTGCAGCTTGTAACCGATGACTACACGACTGCAGACCCCGTGTATCGCATCATCAAGAGTGGGGCGTTCGCATCAACCCACCAATTCTACATTGGTGTGACAAACCAGTTGGAAATCGGTGCGACGAACATCCGTCCGAACGCGCATATCCTTCCCTACGGGACGGGCATATTCAACCTCGGTGGCCCGAGCAACCTGTTCCTCCAGCTCTACGCCTACAGCGGCACCATCAACACTTCCGACGAAGAGCAGAAGCAGGACCGTGCGCCGATAGATGACGCCCTCCTGGACGCATGGGCGGACGTGTCGTGGTGCCTTTACCGGATGCGCGATGCCGTCGCCGAAAAGGGCGACGCAGCCCGTATCCACTCGGGCGCCATTGCCCAGCAGGTGCACGCCGCCTTGGAGGCCAAAGGCATCGACGGGTTCCGGTATGGGCTCCTGTGCCGGGACGAGGTGTTCGAGGAGGTCTTCGAGGACCGCGAGACGGAGAACGGCCCTCGCAAGGTCCTGGTCGAGCGGCGCCCGCTCGGTCTGCGCTGGGGGCTCCGGTACACCGAATGCTTCGTCGTGGAGGCCGCCTATCAACGTCGCCGGGCCGACCGGCTGGAAGGTGGTTTAGCGGATCTGGCCCAGCGCGTCGCGGCGCTGGAAAGCCAGCCGCCATCTTCGGTCGGCTGACCGGCGGCTCTGTCCGCTCGTGCGTTGGTTCGGCAGGGCTACCCCGCGCAACCTCCCCTCGTTCGCCAATGGGAGATAGCAAGTGCAGCAGCCCGCCGACAGCACGGCCATCGCCGTCAGCCTGACCGCGCCCGGATGGGCTCCAGTGCTGACCAACGTCAACACCGCCCTCACCACCGTCAGTCTGCTCCTCGGAATCGCGTTCCTGGTCTGGCGCTGGGGTCGGCAGGTGCGCCGCGACAGCCGGGAGGACGGGCTGTGACCGCGCCAATCCACCCCGACGCCCTGGCCCTCGTCCGGCATTTCGAGAGCCTGTACCTGAAGGCCTACCTGTGCCCGGCCGGCGTGCCGACCATCGGCTACGGACGCACCGCCGGGGTGAAGCTGGGGCAGACCATCACCGCCGCTCAGGCTGAAACCTTTCTGCGCGCCGACATGGCCGCCGCTGCGGCACAGGTCGACAAGCTGGTGAAGGTCCCGCTCTCCGACCGGCAGCGCGGCGCCCTGGCTTCCTTCGTCTTCAACCTGGGGGCCGGCGCCCTGCAGTCCTCGACCCTGCTGCGCCTGCTGAACCAGGGCGACTACGAAGGCGCCGCCGGCCAGTTCGGACGCTGGGTCTATGCCACGGTCAACGGCGAGAAGGTGCAGCTTCCGGGCCTGAAGAGGCGCCGGGCCGCCGAGGCCGACCTGTTCGAGACCACCTGA